CTGCTTGCTCTATAACGTGAGTACGGCGATATAAAAGCCATAATAGAAATGGCGGAGCAAAAAGGACTCAGTACGAATAGAGTTACAATTTCAAATTGTCTTAATGGTAAACATTGCAACTCAAAGATAATTCAATTAATCGGTGACTATTATACCGACAAACAAACTAAATTACAAAGCTATGGTAAGTAAAAGAGCGGAGTTAATACTCGCAACAATTAATCAAAAAGAAAGTCAGTTATTAGAACTATGCGGAGAATTTTACGACCTTAATTTAAGAGGTTTATTTACCGGCGAAGTTGCTGATAAAATTAATGACTTGATGTTAGAAATGGATATGTTAACTAAAAATTTATTAAACTATGAAAACCCAAGAACAAGCAATACTTGACGCATTATTAGGCGGTCAGTTAGTAAATGGCTCAAATGCCTATGCTATCACTAAAAAAGAATGTAGATGCGGAACTCTTAACCTACATAAGATGATATCAGAAATAAGAAAAAAAGGATATACGGTTAATGAGGAATGGAAAACAAATCCTAAAACAAAAACAGCGTATAAAGAATTTTCAATAACCAATAAAAAACAAAAACATGGAAACTAAACTAAACAGCGGAGCAATCTTTAAGAATGCTAAAAAGACAAATGAAAAGCAACCTGATTATCAAGGAACGGTAAATGTAAACGGAAAAGAAATGCAAATCAGTATGTGGTTAAAAGAATCACAAAAGGGAGTTAAGTATTTCAGCGTAGCTTTTAAAGAGCCTTACGTTAAGCAAAACACTAATACAGGTAACTTTATGCCAAATGATTTTAGGATTGATTCACACGATGATTTATTTTAATAATTAACACAAAGAAAAATGAAAGTAACAGTAGAAAAAACAGAAAAGGTTGAAATAGAGGTGCAACTACCTTTATTCACAAAAGACAAAGAGCGTTATTATAAGATAGAGGAAAACAAAACAACTATAATATGCTTATGGTCAAATGAGGTTAGCGTTAAGATAACAGAGTTTGCAATGAGTTATCCATGCGCTTATGAGCAAATCACAGAGGAACAATTTAACGAAGTAAGAAACAAAGCAAAACAATTTATATGAAAACATTAGATAAAATAAAAAGAGTAAGAATACTAATAAGCAATCATTGTAAAAATGAAATTTCATATAGAAGTATGAAAAAAATATTAGATTCTGAAAAAATACACGAAATGAATTTTTATTATTTATTTTATTCAGGTTGTTTAGAACGTATTGGAAATGGTAAGTATATTAAAACCAATATATTTTACACTATGAGCGTTGAAGAAATCTATGCAATAGCTCAGGAAAAAATACAATTAATGAGAAAAAAAAGAGCTACGAATAAAGCAAGTAATAATAATTTATTTGAAACAAAAAGCCTTAGCATTGATGAAATGATAAACCATATAAAATTATTAGGATATAAAGTATTAAAACCAACAACAACGTTTGAAGAAATCTAAAAAAAAATAAAAATGAAAACAACAGAACAATTAACACTAACACAAAGATTACTTGAATTTCAAAAGCAAATCAATGTAATTAAAAAGGATGCTAAAAATCCACACTTTAAAAATACTTACGCTACATTAAAGCAAGTATTAAGCGAAGTTAAGCCAATACTAAGCGAAGTTGGTTTATTAATTACTCAGCCAATAGATGAAAGAGGAATAGGAACTGTAATAACAGATGGCAAAGATTCAATAGTATCTTTTATTCCTATGCCAGTTGGATTACAGCCTCAGCAATTAGGTAGTGCAATTTCTTACTTTCGTAGATATACCATTTGCTCACTTTTATCCTTAGAAATTGATGATGACGATGCAAACACAACTAACAAAGCTATTGCAACTACACCTACTCAAAAACCTATTTTAAAAGCCGATACAGAACATTTTGGTAAAGCAGTTGAGTACTTAATGAAAGGCGGTTCAATAGATGCTATAAAGCAAAAATATGAGGTTAGTCAAGAAGTAGAAACAAAACTAATAAAGTCAATCTAATGGAATCAACTATTGAAATATACAGCCCTGAATGGTTTATTAACCGACAAGGTAATTTCACCGGGAGTGAAATCTGGAAGCTAATGACTGAAGCACGTTCTAAAAAGGACGTGCTATCTAAAACAGCAGAAACTTATATCTTAGAGAAAGTTTGGGAAAAGCTATCAGGTGAAGTAAAGCAAGGGGTTAATAACATGGCAACTGAATTCGGTAATGAAAATGAGCCTATTGCTAAGAAATTCTATACATCCGTAACTGGCAATGAAGTTAAGGAATCTTTAATGCTTTATTCAAACGAAATAGATGGTTTAACAGGTAGTCCTGATGGTTTAGTAGGCGAAGATGGGTTGATTGAAATAAAATGCCCTTACAATGGTGCTAATCACTTAAAACATTGCTTTATAACAAACGATGAAACATTTTTAAGTGAACAGCCTGAATATTATTATCAAATGCAATGCTATATGTTATTAAGCGGTCGCAAGTGGTGTGATTTCGTTTCTTTCGATCCTCGTATTATTTCGGACTTAGGTTTATTTATTTACAGGGTAAATGCCAATGAAGAGGTAATTGAAAGAATGACTGAAAAGGTTAAGTTAGCAAGGGAATTATTTAATCAATATTTTGAATCATTTAATGGAAAAAAAGGTTAAGCTAAAAAAATGCAAGGAGTGTGGTTTAGACTTCACTCCTTCTAAAACAACTCAAATAGTTTGTTCGTTTAAATGCGCATCCGTATTAGCTGAAAAGAAAATGTGGAAAGAGAAAAAAAAGATAATGATTGAAAATACTCGTACACGTACTGAATGGCTCGGAATATTGCAAGTTGTATTTAATAAGTACATTCGTGAAAGAGATAAGAATAAACCTTGTATTTCATGCGATAAACCATTAACTGCAAAGTTTGATGCCGGTCATTACTTTTCAGTTGGTAGCTATCCTAATCTAAGATTCAGCGAATCAAACGTGCATGGTCAATGTGTATTCTGTAATCAACACAAACATGGTAATCATATTGAATACGGAATAAGGCTAAAAGATAGGATAGGAGAATATAACTACAATAAACTATTTAATGCAAGAGGAGATGCTTTAAAACTAACTTTAGATGAAATACAGGAACTAATTAAAATTTACAAATCAAAAATCAAAGAATATGGAAACAATAAAACAATTTGAATTAAAAAAAATACAAACAGATTTTCCTAAAATAAAAATAACAAAGTCAGAAGATAGTAATAAATTTATTAGGCAATTTTATTCAGATGATTTAGGAATTTATGAAAGCTTTTTTATTTTATTGGTTAATAGAGCAAGTTATACTATTGGTTATGCTAAAATAAGTCAAGGTGGAATTGCTGGAACAATTGTAGATATAAAATTAGTAAGTAAATATGCAATTGAATCTTTATGCTCAGGAGTTATTGTTGCTCATAATCACCCAAGTGGAAACACAAATCCAAGTAATGAAGATAAATTAATAACAAATAAAATTAAACAGGCTTTAAATATATTTGATATTCAATTAATGGATCACATTATTTTAACAGAAGATTCTTATTATTCATTTTCAGATGAAGGAATAATTTAGTATATTTGTAAAATATTTCAACGACCATGATTAAGAAATTAATTTATTACCCCCTATTCTGTAACGCTTTTACTTGGTCGTTGAGCTTACAGTTTAGGGGGTTTCCTTATTTATGAAAGATACATATTATTTTTCTCATGATTATAATTCCAGACAAGACGAAAAAATAAAACGTCTAATCATGAAACATGGCTTATTAGGTTATGGAATATTCTGGGCAATAGTTGAAGACCTTTATAATAATGCGAACGCATTGCAAACGGATTACGAACGTATTGCATTTGAATTACGAGTGGATGAATCAATAATTAAAAGTATAATTAATGATTTTAAATTATTTGTATTTAATGAAGATACATTTGGAAGTTTATCAGTTGAAAAAAGATTAAATCAGCGTAATGAAAAAAGCAATAAAGCAAGAAATTCAGCCAATAAAAGATGGGAAAAAAGCAATAATGATGCGAACGCATTGCGAACGCAATCCGATAGCAATGCTATAAAGGAAATAAAAGGAAAGGAAATTAAATCAAAGGAAATTAAAATAAAAGAAAATAAAGTAAATATTAAAGAATTTGTTTTTATTTCTGAATCTGAACTTAATAAATTAAATGAAGAGTTTGCACCTCATGAAGTAGAATGGATGCTAAATAAGTTAAATGACTATAAAGCAAGTACAGGAAAGAAATACAAGTCAGATTATGCAGCAATAAATATGTGGGTAAAAGATGCTTTTAGAAAAGCAAAGGTTGAATTTATTAAAGACAATAATACAAGCGAAGTAAGAATAGCAACAGCAATGAAAGCAATAGAGAATATTAACTGGGACGATTATACAAAACAAAGATGAATCAACTAAATACAATTAATGGATTTTCAGCTTTAGAAGTTGAAGCCATGCAGAAAGTTAGCGAATATTTAAGACCATATATTGAAGCTAAAAACGAAAAGAAAATTATCCACCAAGACAAACAAGAGGTATTAACTAAACTATATGCCTTAATAATTAGAACAATTGATTTGTCAGGCGAGAATAAAAAATATAACTTAGATAACCAACAAACTAAAAACGTTGCTGGTTTTGTTTATGACACACTTATTGAGCAATATAAGGGTGCAACTATAAGCGAAGTAGAAAATGCCTTTAATCGTGGTTTAAATAGCGAATATGGGGAGTTTGTAGGTTAT